AATTCAAATATTACAACAATGATTCAACTAATTTTAGAACTACTTAAATCGGATAATTTTTTCGGGGTAAGTGAAATTGTAGACGTAGCGAAAGGAAAACACGAACTAACGGACAATATTAAAAAAGTTTATAACCAACAAAAGCGTAAAAGATGGCAGAAAAACGGACAATAGAATTAGAAATACAAGACAATAGTAAAAGCCTAAAAACGCAATATAGGGAAGCCGTAGCGGAACTACAAAAGCTTTCTCAAACTTACGGGGAAACGTCCGACCAAGCGGCTATGGCTGCAAAGAAAGCCGCTGAATTAAAAGACCAAATAGAATTCAGTAAAGACATAATTAAAGGCTTTAATCCTGATGCAAAATTTCAAGCTGTCGAAGGTGCTGTTAATGGCGTAATGAGCGGGTTTCAAGCGTTTGAAGGTGGTTTAGCATTAATAGGTGTAGAAAGTGACAAAGTTCAAGAAGCATTATTAAGAGTACAAGCGGTAATGTCTTTAACGCAAGGTATTAATGGTTTAATGCAAGCGAAAGATGCTTTTTCATCTTTAGGTTTAGTAGCAAAAACCACATTAAAAGGAATTAAAGCCGAGTTAATTGCCACGGGTATCGGTGCTTTTGTTGTTGCCTTGGGTACGGTTGTCGCATATTGGGACGACATAAAAGGAGCGGTTAGTGGTGTAGGTGCTGAACAAGAAAAGTTAAATAAAAAGACGGAAGCAAATTTAAAAGCAAGTGAGGATAAAGTTAATGCCTTAAATAAGCAAGACAATATATTAAAACTACAAGGTAAAAGCGAAAAAGACATACTTAAATTAAAAGTAGCCGCTTTAGATACTGCAATTAAAAACGCACAAATAAATGTAGCAAATCAAAAAGCTACAAAAATAGCACAAGTAGAAGCGGCAAAAAGAAATAAAGAAATACTTGAAGGTATTATAATGTTTATTACAATACCTATTCAAACTATTTTAGGTACTATTGACGCTGTTTCTGAAGGTTTAGCATATATAGGTGCAATTGATAAAAGTTTAAGCTTGCGTGCTAATATGACAGATTATTTAGCAAATTTAGTATTTGACCCCGTAGCAACTGCGAAAGAAGGCGACGAAGCAATTAAAGCCGCTGAAGATAAATTAACTGAATTAATAGACCAACAAGCTGCGTTTAAATTAGAAATAAAAAACATTGATAAAGAAGCTGCAAAAGGTAGTTCAAATACTGAAAAAGGAGCGGCAAAAGAAAGCCTTGATTTAACTCGTCAAAAAATAGATAAAGAGATTGAGTTAATGCAAGAAGGCGAAGAAAAAGAAAAACGTATTTTAGAAGAAAAAGCAAAACGAGAAAAAGAAGATTTAGCAAAGTCAATTGAAGGTAAAATATACGACCAAGAAGAATATGCTAAAACGCAACAATTAATTGAAGACAATTTACAAAAAGGTTTACAATCAATAACCGATAAATATGACAAAATAGAATTAGATACTTTTAAAGCAAAAGAAGAAGAACGTTTTAAATTAGAAGATGAACAATTTAATGCGCTTCAAAAGTTAAGAAATTCCGCACGTGACCAAGAACTTTTAGAACTTGCGCAAAGTTATGATGCTAAATTTTTAGCTGCACAAAATAATGCTGAATTAGAAAAAGCTTTAACCGAGCAATTCAATAAAGAACAAGCCGCTATTGTTAAGAAATACCAAGACGAACAAGACAAAATAGACAAAGAAAACGCTGAAAAGAAAAAAGCCGAAATAAAAGCCTTAAACGAATATAGGTTAAACGCTGCTAAAGACACTTTACAAGTAGTTTCTGATTTAGCTACATTATTCGCTGGTAAAAGTGAGAAACAACAAAAGAAAGCGTTTCAAATACAAAAGGCGGTAAATATAGCGACTGCGGTTATTGACACTTACAAAGCGGCAAATAGTGCTTTAGCAAGTTCACCCCCGCCATTTAATTATATTGCCATGGCTGCGGCTATTACTGCGGGTTTAATTAACGTTAAAAAAATAGCTTCACAACAGTTTCAAAGTAGTTCAAGTTCTGGCGGTGGTGGTGGTTCAAACGCCCCTACTGGAGCTGCGCCAATGACTGCTAACTTTAATACAATAGGTTCAAGCGGAATAAATCAATTAGCACAATTACAACAAACGCCAACGCAAGCCTACGTAGTTAGTGGCGAAGTAACAAGCGCACAAGCTTTAGACCGAAATAGAGTACAAAACGCAACATTATAAGTTAATGAATTATGGCAAAAGTTGAAATAATAGAATTACTGATTGATGAGACAAAAGAAGAAATGGGTATCAATGCCGTTTCGGTTGTTGAAAGTCCCGCGATTGAAGAAAATTTTGTAGCGTTACAAAAACACGAAGTAGAACTAAAAGAGGTCGATACTGAAAAGAGAATCTTAATGGGTGCGGCTTTAATTCCTAATAAACAGATATACCGTAAAAACAAGGATAAAGAGTTCTACATTTACTTTAGTGAGGATACTGTACGTAAAGCTTCGGAACTTTTTTTAATGCGTTCTAATCAAAACAATGCAACGTATGAACACGAGCGTAAAATGTTAGAAGGAATGTCCGTTGTTGAAAGTTGGATAATTGAAGATGAAAAGACGGATAAAAGCCGATTATATAATTTCAATTTACCTAAAGGTACTTGGATGATTTCAATGAAAGTAAACAACGACGAAGTGTGGCAAAAGGTAAAAGACGGCGAAGTAAAGGGATTTTCAATAGAAGGTTATTTTGTAGACAAATACGACATGAGTTCACACGAAGAAGAAGTATTAATAGAAAAATTAAAAGACTTAATTAATAAATATGAAAACACCAACAAAAAGTAAAACAAGTCCTAAAGGCGGTAAACGTGGTTGCCTATGTAAAGACGGTAAATATTCAAAAGAATGTTGTAACGGTGACTTACAAAATCAAGGTATAGGAAGTTTAGTAAATCAAGGTACTTCAACAATAGTACATTTATAAAAAAGGAACAATTAAAAAACCAATAAGTTAATAAGCTATGATAAACAATATTTTAAAGAAAATCGAAAAGGCTAACGAAGTTCAAAACGTAGAACTTGAAAAGCATGAAGTTGATTTAGTAAAATCAATAACTGAAATTGAAAAAGCATATAATGATGGTTTAACATTAAATAAGCAATTTGATTCTGCTATTTCACAATATAAACAAACGGCTCAAGTATTAGCTAAAATTGCTGAAGATTTTAATAGTAAATATATTACTGTTGTAATGGATGGTAAAGAAACATTAAAAGCTATTACAGATTTAGGAATAACTGGACCTGATGTTAATTGGTTAAAAACTGCTGTTACACAATTTAGCGAAATCAGAAATAAAATAAAAAACCCTACCGATTATTTACCAAGAAAATAAATAAAAATGAAAAATAGCCTAATCAATCAAATTAAAACTTTACTCGGTATGGAGGTAAAGTTAGAAACAATGAAACTATCGGACGGTGTTACAGTTTTAGAAGCTGAAATGTTTGAAGCTGGAAACGAGGTTTTCGTAGTTACTGAAGACGAACAAAAAATAGCTTTACCAATAGGTGAATACGAAATGGAAGATGCTCGTATTTTAGTAGTAGTAGAAGAAGGTGTTATTTCTGAAATTAAAGAGAAAGAAGAAGAAGAAGAAGAAATGCCTGAAGAAGCACCTATTGAAGAAGAAGCGAAGAAAGAACAAGAAATGGAAACGTCAAAAGCTGCGCCTAAAAAGATTGTAGAAAGCATGATTAAAGAATCTTTCTTTTCTGAAATTGAAGCGCTTAAAAACGAGAATAACGAGCTAAAAGCTGAACTATCTAAACTAAAAGAAGTTAAAGAAGTTGAACTTTCTGAAGTTAAACCAATTTCTTTTAACCCTGAAAACGAAAACACGAACGATTCTATAAAGTTAAGTGCAAAAAGACAACGCACAACTATGGATTCAATACTTGAAAAATTAAATAAATAATTAACTAAATACAAAAAAAAATGAGTACAACTTACAACTTTGTATCTAAT